TTTAATTAACGTGGTTTCGGAACACGTACATACAATAACTGCATGATATGCATTTGCAGTCTTCTAACAAATAATTTGGTTACATAAGTGAATTTATTTGGTAGGAGGGGGTATACTATCATACCCTTGACGAGTACGTCGTACCCTTGGTGGTCCATGAAGAAATCCAAAAGAGAAATCCTCGGCCGCCGACCGGTAAATTGCCGAATCAGCAGCTTCAGACAACTCCGCATGAATCACCCCATAGGGCAAATAATGTGATGTGAACGGACGATCACGTAATAAAGCATTAGAATTAACAAAGGAACTAGGTGTTATACGCGGATTAATAACAAATGGAACATTTGAATAATAAGGAACTTCAAAATCATATAAGCCTTCCAAAGATTGAATTAAAGGATAGACAAAGTCATCAGAGGCAAAATCGGTTGTGTGGCTAACCGGAGCCACAGCACCGGCAGAAGCCGGAGCATCATAATCTTGGGAATAAAGATATGGTAAGGTATTCGTGAACGCAGGTGCGTCCAAATTTGTATTAGATACATAGCCCCAAGAAACACCAACTTTGTCCCAATTGCTCAAACCCTGAAGTTGAATCCGAACTCCACCACGACGAAAGGCGTATATCTGTGAGAAATAAGAAATATAATCAACAAAAGAATAATTATTTGAATGATTTTGCCCTGGGTCTGACAATACCCCAGTGCTATTCCATGTTAGAAAATGAGGGAAGATTAGGTAGGACCAATGTCCTTGCGTCAAGGCTGAGGCAGTAGTTCTCAAAGGTGCAAACGCCATAAATCTCTTCAACAAAACACGTAGGGAATCTACGTGCTCTCCAACACAGCACGCTGCTTTAGCAAAAGTCATTGGTTCATGTGCATTCCTAAGAATACTAACAGGTTGGATTTCAAGTGATGGAGCTGCATCGGTAAGACCCTGGTAATCAACCAATAAATCGGCTAAAGCTTCGGGTCTAACAGTATCAGCTTCAGTCATTGGGGAAAAATTTGGTTGCTTGGGCACGCTCAGTTGGAAATCATCACCTGCCCACTGGGAAATAAAGCACGACAACGTATTAGACACTGTATCTGGAGCTCGCAAATTCTCTTCAACAACAACAAAAATTCGCCCAGTAGAAGAATGATCCAGATTTATTGCAGTATTGGCCTGTGATGCCATAGGTTCTACTTGCTTAAACGGCACAGTTGCAACATAAGGAACATTCATTTCAAACGTTGATTTTGAGCGAATATCCACTATAGCATATGAATTGTAGGAGGACAATAACTGATCTCCAGTTAGTGCAATGTTCGGATTTCCTGGTACAAACACAAAGCGCAAGCGCCCAGAATAAAAACTATTCAGAAATATTTGGAAGCGGTAATTAATGGAACCTGTCCACTGTTTAAAAGCTAGAGATAAATACGTCATAAGAATTGGTTGCCAGGAAGTGTCAGTCGGTGTGTTATAAGTGGTAACAAAATCAGGACCAGCGACAGGCGAAACAAAGGTTTGCCACAAAATCGATCCAACATTATCAGTTGTTGTCCAGTTAAATGTATCACGCACACAAGGTCGTTTCAGTATGGAGGCGAAGTGCATCTCATCCGTTTCCGAACCGGAGAAATTCACAGTTTGCAATTCATTGTTGGATAATAAACCCAACGGATGTGAGTGCACCTCAGCATCACCACAGGTATTGTATTTGGTTGGTTGTTGTTTAAAGCCATTCACTGGTGCCAAATTGGTGGGCTTGCAGAATCCAAACTTCTTTGCACCCCACTCTACTATATCTGCTATCCAAGAAACAGGTTTAGTCACAAAAGCTAAAGGGGGAGCTGCCATTCCTATCACTTTCGCAATATTAGATGTGGCCCGAGCAAACCCTGATATTACGCCCTCTCGCTGTTGAGTTTTACGCTCTTGCTGTGGTGCTTGAGGAGCATCTGTTTGGGTTCCCATCTCCGCTTTAGGAGCTGAGTACTCGCGCCGAAACCCCTCTCGCGCCCCTCGCTGACGTACACCAGACACACCAATAAGATCTGTCTGAGTACCTGAATCCTTTGGAGCATTCACCATTTCAAACATTTCCTCATCTGGAGCTTGGTAATTTGCTGGAATTGAAGTAGCACCATAAAACTCAACATCATGAAAAGACAAATAAATAGTCACAGGAATAAAAGCTGTAGCAATAGATCGTAATGGAGCCATTACCTTCAAAAAGGCACGACCCCACGTAAGATCATTTTGTGTTAAATTATACCAAGAATGTGGAGAAATATAGGGACAATCCAAAGTAATATCAGTTTCCTGCGCTATGTCTAGAACGGCGTGCGGACTAGCTGACGTATATGATATTGCATTTATAGATTCATCCGTAGCGGGAGAATAGTGATTCGGCATCTTATTATACAATGGGAAATATCCTAGCATAAGAGACCCCGTTTGAAATGGTTGTGCGTTAACTTGCACTCTCAAACGAGCGACTCCACGGAAACCTAAAAATCCTTGTAACTTAGTAAGAATAGGTCCTGAAATAAAAGAGCTTATTGTATTTAAATCAGATAACAGATCTATGGTAGTTATATTAGAACCAACAACTGCTGTTGTGGTCCATGAATTTGTAGATAATTTAATAGGTCGACTAAGAAAATCCCGGATCTCATGAAAATCCTTATTAGACAGCTTATCCAAAATTGAGTTTAAAGGGAGCGAAGTGTTGAATTGCTCATCATCTGTTGTACCTGCTTGCACAAATTGAGCAGTGTCTTGCTGGACTATATTTGAATTAGTAGTTTGTAATGAAACAGCAAGTCTATTGTTTAATCCACTATGCGACTTAACATATAAGGACGAGTTACGGGCATCTGGAATTTTTGGGGGCTGCCCAAGGCACTCCTGATACAGTTATCCTAAATAGGACACCTATTACATATATAGCATACACTTGACATTTATTTAACGTAACATTTATGACATGACAAGGAGGGTTCACATATATGCTAAACCCATTCGGAGTCGGATGGAAATAATGCATCCACCTCGCCACGAATGAGAAAATCTTGCGCAGAACGCCAAGAAAGGCATTCCACTGGTTTCAAGCCATTATCCAATAAACATTTCTGCATTTTAGGAGTCCACTCATTAAACACATTTTCTGAGTGCAAATAGAGTTCGCGCAAAGCGCACTCGACACCATTTCTTGTGCTTTCAACTAAATCTGTGGATTTCCTATTCCAGTTGGTCATCTCCATTATTGAGACCATCGACAGGGGCGCTACATACTTATGCAACAACTCATGCCAACGGAATTTGCGTTTTAGAAAACTCACATCAGACAATAGTCGCCATTCAGCAACTTCACCAGATTTCTGCTCATCTGTGTAAGTCATCCCGAAAGTGGCAAAAGCTTCCGTCATAGTTCTTTGATTATAAAGTGGAATTATTTCAGGAGCGATATTAAGAATATTGTCATCTCCATAAGAAATCATAGAGACAAAATGATTGAAATCGCTAGCAGGCTTTCCTGTTGCTTTTACAAATGCGTACCTACAGGCCAAACTGTTATACATGGTGTTAATAATAACAGTAGCTGGGTTTCCAGATGGTTGACAATGCGTCCACATATAAACTATATCGTGCAGAATATGACTACTATGCACAATATTTTCCCATAGACACGCCCGAATCCGATCATTACCATCATCGTAAAAAGCGTTAATCATATCCAAACAGGCGTAAAGAAAATCAGCATTCAAGCTACCATCGAAATTAGAAAAATCTCCGGCAACAACGTGTTTTCCTTTTTCTTGTAATTTTCTCGCCAACACATGCCATTGTGAGGAATATGCATTAATCCCCACAGCTGATTCATTCTCTATCCGATTATGCATCATAAACGAAATGAAATCGAGGAAAAACATTCGAAACGCGATCACAAAATGCATTGGAGCTCCTGCAAAGGATCTTGTTTTACCAAGAGCTACCTTAGTCTTTATGTCGCGCTTCTCATCTTTTTGGTGATCACGATAGAGCACTTTATGTACAACTCCATTCTTAGCTGCTTCGATCAAATCATCCACATCTGCTCGAACTTGGGTGGTTGTCTCTCCTAAGAGCCAATCATCTTTACCAAACCACTGCTGCTTTCCTTTAAAGCCGGATTTCACTTCCTTTTCATAGGGATAACCTGGGGATTTTATTCGATTAAGGCCACCTTTAAATTCATCCATCTCGTGACCCTTAACGGCTTCATCAAACGTTAGAACTTTCCGGTGGTCATTCCTAGTGTGCAACCCACTACCTTCAAACATCTTCACAGCATACGAATTAACGCAATCCGCCAAAATGGCATGATCGATCAAAGCAGATGGTGCTCCGTTCTTTTCTAAGGCCTTCAATAGGGGCCCGCCCGGTGTTAGGGGGGGGGCCAATACTGCTGGCGCCATGGTAGTTTCCATAATCTGATTATGGATTAAAGATTTCACAAGAGTTGTTTTCACTTGTGCACTAGTGGGTGTTGACAATTTGCCCTCAATAGGAAATAACCCATTCGGAGCCTGCAAGTCACATGTTGTTTCGTCAACTTCTGCTGGCAATTGAATATCATTTACCAGCTCATCAGGCATTAGATGTTCAAAATCCTCCCAAATCAAAGGTGCAGAAAAAGCACCACGGGAACCATCATTTCCAGCAAAATGCAATCCGATGATCTTCCGATTAATCCCATCATGAGCGGCAATTAGAATGCCGCCACAATCTCCCAACGAACTATCAAAGTCACATTGGTAGGAGTCGACATAACGCCTATCATCCTGCTTTGTGCGTACACTTTTAGTGCCCCACAATACCCCGGATTTAACCTGTGGTAATAAGCGCTTCCCCGAAATAAACGATGTTATTAAATTAACTGGAATATTTGATATCTTCGATAATTCATCACGACGGGAGAAATGCTTCTGTAAATCACGAAAGCGAGGCACATGTCTTGGCATTCTACCCATTGCAACATCGGTAGTATTCCCATATCTACTCACAGGCACAATGTCAATTAGATGGTCAATGGGAATTCGATACCCAGCCTCATTAAATAGTGGTATTGCAAAAACTTCAATGCACCCCTGTTGTTTCAAGGTCTCTAATCGTTTGACAAAATGTAAATTAATTAAAAAATAGGTCCCTCGAATCCCAGTAATTTGTCCTATAGGAACCTCACGATCAGGCATCTGGGCCATTAGGAACAAACGGTTTTTCTGTACCAAATGACCTATAGCAATCGAAGCTTCCGATGAAACTCCTTCTAGCCGCTGGCGCTGTTGTGCTTTAGTTCTGGTATCTCCCGATAATCCTATCTCATACCGATGTCTAAGTGTCTTATCATCCCCACTCTGTCCTATCTCATAATTTGCTTCTTTCGCTGTGGAAAACAAGTCACTGAATGTAGCAACAGCTGTTACTATCCCAAGTAAAATTGACACACCTAGCAAAATCGTTCCTGTGCGTTCAAAATGTTCTTGCACTCCTTCTTTAACTGTCGCAAATAACGCATACGATCGTGAGATGAAGCTTTCAAGCATAGTCAGTGGGACACGTTCATTATTTTGAACCATCTCAATAGTTCCCCCCAGTACAGGGATTGTTTGTCTATTATCCCACATCTCCACTAAATCAGCTGCTGTTAAAGCGTGTGGAGACAAACGAGCTTCTAATTCTTCGGGGAAAACAGCTTCTGGTGCTTGATAAGAGGCAGTCATGGTAAAACGATCATCATCTACGTCATCAATCCTAACTGCATAATTATCAAAGAGGTGGGACTCGCGAATTGCTCGCACAAAATCCATATTCATAGCTGGTTGGTGTCTTCTTCTTCTATGGGCACACAAACACTCCAGACATTCACAACCTTCACTGGAGAACAAATCGCAATTAGCTCTACACTCCTCTCCTTCAAGCGCCTCCCCAATCCAAGGATGTAAATGATGAATTGGGTGATACCAAACTGGTTTACTCCGATAGGGTTGTATATAAGAAAATAAATGATGAAATAAAACGACTCTCGTATTATGATCTCGTCTTTCACTCAATACAACTGTATCCATAAGCAGCGCAATCAATTCCCAAACATCAGAATCAAATAAACACACGACACAATCATCATCATCACACAAATGTTCATGGGCAAATTTTAAAAAAGGGTACATATCACGCTCGACCGGACTATTCCAAATTTTTCTCCAATTGACGTGGTCACGATGTTGAATCGGATCTAGTTTCCTTAATACCTCCAAGATGTCGCTTGCATACCAACACGTAGCATCCGTCGTTAACATATACTTCTCATAATTCCCCATACTATCATTATGAAAGGGTAATTCTCGAAATTTCAAAATGCGTTGAGCTTCTTCTAAATTAGCCCGCCGCTGCGCAAACCACTGTTCAACCTCATCATCAAAATTTTGGGATCGTTTAAAACCCCAATCCATTGGAGCCTGATATTCTACTGCATCCTCAAATTCCTCGTTTGCATATTGTTCATAAAAAGCCTTTCGCTTTTCATACTTTGTCTCATTTCGACGGATTTTCAACTGGATTTCACGCGTTACCTGGTAAAAACTCTTAACCTCATCTCCTACACTCCCACTAGCTACATTCCAATCTCTAAATTCATAGACATCAAGGGAGTAGTCTCCTGGGACTTTTGTAGGATCCAACGAACGATCAATTTCAGTTCTTCCATTGGGGTTTCTTTGATACTCCGCTTTTACTGAGCACCAATAACCCAAATCCACACGCCGCACGACGGCATTGGTACTTATTAGAGACTCACATTGAAATGATTTCATATTTGTAGTAGCAAAAATTGCTTTTGCTCGAAATTGCGTTGTAGCTTTTTCTTGCAGATGTGCCATATGGAGAGCCCACGGAAAAAGATTACCCCCGCGGATCAACTCCATAAATTCCAAATTAGGATTTGACATCGAATCGCGTTGTTGACCAAAATCATCATAAAGACAAATTGGCTGACCTCGATAGCCATCCCAATATTCTTGCTCTACACAGCGGGTATAAATTGAATTTTCGTATCGTCCATTTGAAACGGGAATCTTCATAGCCCTTAAAGAATCAATAGCAAAAGGGTACATAAAACCAGACTTACCGGTACCCGTATCTCCACCAAAGAAGATTAACGCTGGTTCCTGCCTTGGTCCTGGGTTAAGAATCATATTCTGTGTAATTTCTGTGTATAAACTTAAACATGCTCCATAAAGAGGTGATATTATTCTTAGCAGAGCTGGCGTATTAGCATATAGTCGTTGAAATTTTAATGCTTGGATATACAATTGGGATACTTCATTAGCAGTTTCCTCATTCATAACAATCGCTTTACGATTATAAATATTCAAATAGTGCATTACCTGATCACTCCATTTGCGCACTTCTTCTGTTTCGCCAGTGGCACTAATATATCCTGAGTGTCCTAAAACTTCAACATAATAAAATTGCTTAGCTCTCTCAAAAGCCTGTTCACAATATGCTGTTAGCTTAGTAGTGCCGTCAATAGCAGCTGGAATATCTTTCAAGCGCTTCGTCACTATATCAAAAGATTTACTGGATGGTATAAGTGATACAGATGACAAACATAAAACTACAACCAATCCCTTCATAAGGAAATTTGCAATTGCAGATGGAGTATCGTCTAAAGCTTGATAGTGTGCCACGACATCTGCTGTTGAACTCGCTGGAGTTACGACAACATTCGTTACAACACTAACCTTATCTTTCCAGCGCTTTAATGCGGTAATTGCAACTGACAAAGGTACAGTTAAGAAAGACACCCATTGGGGTGCAAATAAGGGTGTTAAAACCATAGCAAAAATTGGCAGAAATTCCACCATCAACCCTGTGCTATAGGCCAAAATTAAAACAGCTACAATGGACAACAAAGTAACTAATTGGGTTGAAATTGGTGTAAAGGTATCAACTACAGATCGATATAGTCGAGAACCTAAATTGGACAACCTAGTGGATAGTGTATTCCTTATCGTTTCAAATAAAGAGGTAACTTTCTCCACAATGACTTCAGTTCCAAGATGACCAATACTACGTACTGAATCATACCAAGACTGATAATCAACATCATCCATCGCTTGATACATAACGTCAATAAGAGGCGAAACTCTAGCGTCGTTGAATCGAGCTTCTCTGTTATTACGAATTACTTCTTCATACGTGAATAAAAATTTTGACATTGTGGGTGTTTCTAACTCGCTAAGCGGTCTCCAGTAAAAGTCGGAAATAATAGCCTTATCACTTACTGTGGGTCTTATTATTTCGGCTGCTCGCACACGAACTAATCTGGAGTCGGTCAGAAATATGTATTAGTACTTAAGCCCTCAATAATTACGCCGTGTCAGGGCACTTTCTATCATTGGGCGCAAGCCTACTATACATATACTGCCTCCATAAAGTTTTGTTCAAAAGAAGAGATACTCAACCTAATCAATATCGGCAGACTTCAGTCACACCGATGGACAAAACAAAACAAATAAACTTGTGTTCCGAATAAAGCCAATCATTAATATTCCGATAAGGG